TTGAGCCATGAACAAAAGAAGTTGTTGTAGCATTGTTTGAGTTAATTTCTTTTATAAAAGTCATAGAGCCTGTGCTTAGACTTGCCATGCTTGTAACTGCACTGATACTATTGTTGTTGTGTTTAACTAATGCCATATAATTTTATTACTCCACTATCTATGTTGCCTGATGACATACTAAATTGAACTCCATCTATTGCAGCAGTTACATTATTATACCCAGCAACAAAAATATTATAAGTATAATTATCTGCTGTATATGTATTTGAGGTTGATATAAAATGTTTAACAAAGGTTGTTGATGATGGATTAAATAATTGTAAAGTTCCACTTGCTGATTGATCGTTATCGTTTCCAATTTGCCATGTTATATATTGTGGATTTGTAGATTGTGCTAAATCTTGTGCTGTTCTATAAGCTAATTCACTATCATTACCAGCTTCGTTGTGTATTGCTCTAAAATATGTTGTAGTTTTAGTTGCATCAAAGTTAGTACCACCATCTCTAAAATTTACTTGAAGATATGCACTATCAGTTGCTGGGTGTATGTCATAAAACTTAAATACATACTCATCATAGGTGCTATCAATACCAGATGTAAAATCTATTGTTGATGAACTAGATGCAGTTTGGGTTTGCAATAGTGTCATTGAGCCTGTTGGAATAGCAGTAGGCAAAGATGTTACTGCTGAGAGTGAATTATTTACTGCGAACTTTAGAGCCATGTTATGCTCCCATCAATGCTTGTATCTCATCATCGTCTAAACCTAAATCTTTTAATTTTTGTTTGCCAGATGTTTTTTTAGTTTCTGCGTCTTGCTTTTCTTGTTCTATTTCTGCTTCGACAGTTGGTATTTGTGCTTCAATGTGTGCAACAGGAATTGGTGTAGTTTCATTTTCCCAAGTGATTTGATTAATATCATTACCACTAATAGACACTTCTGCGTTTGGATTTATTTTTTGAATTGCTTTTATAATAATTTCATTTGTCATTATGCTCCTATCTCCATAACTGTTATTGATCCTGTACCTCCATTAAGATTTAAATATCCTATATCACTATTAACTTTCATACGAACTTGATATGTAACCTGAGAAGTAGTATTTGGTGAATCTAAAAATGACATATGCATACCAATAAAAGCATTTCCTCCATGACCATAAACTCTTGATAATTCATTATTAGATGAATTACTTGTAACATTAGAACTATCTCTATAAATCGTATAATAAGTGTTACCATTACTATTATTATGTATTATAGTACTTACCAAAATTAAAACTTTACTAGAAGTTGCAGACGGTGTTATATTTACACTAAGAGTATTTGAAGCAGCAACATAAGATGTTGATGTAGTTGTTCTTTCTGTTGTATCTGTAGCATTAACAACTTGTAAAACTTTACCACCACCAGCATCTCCAAAAGATAAATTACCTGAACCATCTGTTATAAGTGCTTTATCTGCACTTGGTGCGGTAGTAGGAAATGTTAATGTATAGCTTTGACCAGCAGAGTGTGCTGGAGATTTTAATTTGATTCCATGTGAATTTTGTGAACAGTTCAATTGTAAAGTACCATCAGTAGTACCATCTCCTTTTATTTGTAATCCAGCCGCACTTGATGTTGATACAAAATTAGTTTTTGCATTTGTAACAGTATTATCAGATGGAACTCCTACATCTAAAGTATTTCCTAAAACGATTATGAAGTCAATGACATCTCCTGTGCTTAAATTACTAGCAAAGGTTATTGTGCTTGAAGCTACTGAGAAAGAAGTGGTAGGACTCTGTAAAATTCCGTTCAGGCTGACTAAAAACTGATTCACATTGTTATAATTTGTAAATGCAGAGCCACCATTGTTCATAGTGTATGCCGCTTGACCATTGACTACTGATATAGCATCTAGTTTTACAAAGTTTCCTGTGATTGGTGTTTTACCTATATATGCCATAAATTATCCTATGTATCTCCTAATCTTACAAATGATATTTGTGTATAATTTTCACTACTACTACCTTTAATGGTTGCGTTTGTACCAATGTCGTTGTCTGCTGATTGTCTAAATCTTAATCTAAAATTAGATGAATTTGCTACATCAAAGACAAAACTTGATGTAACTGAGCCATTCGGAACAGTAGTATTAGTTTGACCCCATGCTCTTGATCTTGTGTTATAATTTGAACCACTATCTGTTGAAATTTGAACATTTGGGTCGTAAGCATCATCTGCACTTGTGCTTGTTATAACTACTGTCCAATTACACAAATATACACCTGTTGATGAACAACTAAATATACCACTACTTTGTGAAAATGCAGAACCTATCGCTTGATAATCAGTATCGTTTTCTTCATAATTTGTAAAAACTGTTCCATTAGACCCTGAACCACTTTGATCTGAGGCTAATCTAAATTGTTGTGCAACAGTAATTCCACCAACTCCTGTAGTTTTTACAGAAGTAACTGCACCATCTGCAATATCTACTGTTGCAATAGTTCCATCTGCAATTTTTGCTGATGATACAATTCCATCTGCTAAATCATTTGTTCCTATTGGAACAGGAGTAGGTGTTTTTCCAATAAATGCCATTGGTTATCCTATGTTATTTCTAATATTGATAATGTTGCATCAATCTTAGCCGCAACTGAACAATCTATTTTTAAAATATCTGTTGTTTGTAATACATATTTTCCACCAGATAAAACTTCTAATGATGACCCAGCTGGAATACTTACATCTTTAATTAATAAAACTGTTTCATTTGTTTCTGTATCTGATGTGTCTGATACTAATTGAACATCAACAGTTACAGCCGCTGTGTGGATATTACAAAGTGTTAAACCAATAACTACAGTTGTTGTAGAACTTGGAACTGTGTAGAGTGTTAATGGAGTTCCAGCACTTGCTGGCATAGCACCATTTGTTTTTACTTTAAAGGTATTTGCCATCTGTTCTCCTTATCCTAAAGCTATTGCAAGTGGTAAAGCATTAGGGTCAGTTTCTGATATTGTTCCTGTAACCGACATATTGCTTGATACTGCGTTGGTTGATATATTTACTGATAATAATTCTATATTATCTGTTCCATCATTCAGTTTTAGTTTTAGTTGTCCTGATGTACCTGAATCAATCCAAAGTGTGCCTTGTGCGGCTGTGCTTGGTGCTGATGTTCCTAACTGAGATGTATTAATCGCAGTTAATACGTTGTTTAGATCACTTCTAAATGATGGAAAAGATTGGTTTGCTATATTAAAATCGTGTTGTGCCATAATTTCTTATACTCCTTTTAAAACCCTTTTGCAATAAAATCAAATGTTCTTGATACATTTGTTCCACTAGAATTTTTGAACAATACATCAAAACCATTTATAGTTTTGTTAGAAACTGTGAAGAAGTCGCCTGTGTTTGCATCTTCCATTGTAATTCCTAGTGCATAATTAACAGATTTATATGGGTTTGTAAATGTTACAGTTTTAGTTCCAACACCAGAAACAATATCGTTGCCGCTAAATATTCTATCTACCATATCAATAGTTACTGATACTTCTGATACAACAGGAGTCGAAGCTAAATCCCTTGAAATCAATACTACTCTAAATTTAAAAAATCTAGCGGTGTAATCTCCAATTACAAATGATTGAAAAGATGTGTAAGTTACATTGTCATCAGATGTAGCTATTTCTAAATGTGCATTTGCATTAGCTGGTGTATCTCCATCAAAGTTAGAAGAACTTGTGTCAAACAACCCACTTCTATTGTCAAATAAATCATCAGGATTATCAGAAGATTGAGATAATGAAGCTGTAATTCTAGCTGTATGTTTAGCACCAATATCTATTACATCTGAAAATAAATAATTACCACTTGCAAAAAAGTCAGCATTTGCAACACCAGAATCAAAAAATCTTGAAGTTTCATCATCAAAATCTCCGCTACCACTATCAAACAATTCTGATGAATCTAATTTTAATGTGTTACCATCTACTATTACATTAGTTGTAGTTCCTGTAAAATTAGGGTGTTCTGATTGTGTCGCTACTGAATTAAAATTAGTTACACCTACAACATTTGAAATAATAGCCGTAGCATTTGAACTAAAGTTTCCTAATTTATCTACTGCTTTTATTAAGTAAGTACCTTGTCTAGCTGGTACAGAAATAGATGTTGCTGGCCTTGATATTTTTTCCACCAATGCTACCGAGTTTTCCCATGTTGCACTACCATCAGTTTCTTTACTAAATCTTAAATTATAAAATGCTAAATCTAAATCAGGTATTTGTTCCCAACCTAGATGTGCTTCTTGTCCTACAATATTACAAGAAAAATCTGTAACATCTGATGGTGGTTCTACTGCACCAATAATTTTTCTTTGTGCAGATACATAACTAGAAGATACACCTAAAGTATTAACAGCTTTTACTCTTACATCATAAGTTTCTTGGTCAATTACGTTAAGAACTCTGTGATTTAATCCTGAACCTTGTGCATAAATAATAAAATCTGAATCTGTACTTAGTTTGTATTCTACTTGGTAAAAATCTATAAAACTATCAGGAGAAGCACCTATAGCTACATCTAAAGCTACAATTACAGTTCCATCATTATATTCAATCAATGTATCTGATAATGTAACACTTGCTGGTGGTTGGATAGTAAATGGATTAGGTAAATTAGTTGATGGTGTACTAGCAACTTGAGTTTTAGTAGCCCATGTATAATGTGAGGCTTGATATTCTACTAATGCTAAACCTATTGTAAAATCTTCGTTAAATGTAATTCCAACAACTCTAAATGCTTTTGCAGAAAAACCTAATGAACTATGTGTAATATTTACTATATCTCCTATTGCTAAATCATAAGCATCAAAGCTAACAGTTAATCCTAATGTTAATGCTTCCCTTGATCTTCTTAAAATAATCTCTGCCATTTCCTCTGCTTGATATGGAGATGTAATTGTCTTGAATGTAAATCTACCCTCTAGCAAGAACCCCCCATCTGCCGTCTTCATAGTTGCGTGTTGATCTGCACTTGGTAAGCCAGAATCCGAAATAGGGGGAAACTGAACTTCATCTACTTGGAAATTTCTTTCAGGATTTACAAACCCAACTATAACTCTATTGTATCTTTCATTCTTAGTTGGAATAGATAAATTATATCCACCAATAATATCATCTTCTGTTAATGTGATTGCCGCAGTTCCTGTTGTTTCAATAATTAATTTATATTTACCCTCTGTATATGGAAGATAACCTCTGCAACCTTTTAAAATTTCTCTAACATTATCAATGATTTTTTGTGATGTATCTAATGCAACATTTGTATCAAAAATATTTATATCACTTGCACCTGAGTATGGTGTTACTTGTGTTTCACAAATTACAGAAGCATCATAAAAAGATTGCAAATCTATTTCACTAATTGCAATTCCTTTACCATATCTTTCATTTGTTAAGTAATCTAATAAACACCATGCTGGATTAGTTTTAAAAGCCGCAGTTTGAGCCGCAAGACTTGAATTATAAAAAACTACTTTTTTACCTTTTATCTTTGCTTGTACTTTTGGTATTCCTGTAAATGCGTCTTGATTCCATTTAAAACGAATAGCAAGATAACATAAACCTCTTAGTCTATGGTTACTTCCCCAAGATGATAATGTAGATAACAAACTAGATGCTGATTGACCATCTGTACCGAAGTGTGGTTCTACTCTAATTAAACTTTCTGAATCTTTATAAAAATTACTATCTCCACTTCCAACTTCTACTGCTGTGCCATCTGAAAATGCAGATGCAAATGTAACTACTTTGTCATCAACTCTTATTTCTTCAATAGAATTTATTTCTCCCTCTGACATGACTATGGCCATATAAAGATAAGTATTATCTGTGCCTGATGTTTCCATGAACACTCTCGTTCCACCAACTAATCTTTCTCCATAAATCACAGGAATATTTGCGTCATTAGATTGTTTATTTAATAATATACCTCGTTCAAAATCATCAAATTCATTTGTTCCAAAATCTTCTATTTCAGGAACTTTTGGTCTTAATGCCCATGATAAGAATAATGTAACTCCAAGAGATACAAGTGGATTCATGTTTTTAAAAAATCCAACTACTTTAGTTACAGCTTTAAAAATACTACCAAAACCCATTATGCTCTACCCCATTTAATATCTTGTACTGTTTGTGATGCAAAATCCATACCTACATCTGAACTAAAAAATCTTTGCTGTGATGTATTGTTTGTTTTACGACCATTTTTCTTTTCAAAATCTGCCCAATGTGAAACTATAGATAAACCTACTATGCTTTCTTTATCAGTTTCTTGTATATCAAAACTTTCTATTTTACCCTTGTAGAGCATCATTGGGTCAGCTATCAAAGCATTAGAATCATCTAAAAAACCTCTAAATATTGTTACACTATCATTGACTACATTTTCATTTAATACTGTAGAGATAAATGTTTGATCTGCACCAGATAAGTTTAGATTTACTGTGGATTTTGTAACATCTGTTTCTTCAGTATGATTAGATATACCTAGTATAAAATCACTTGAAGAATAAGTAACTGATGAGCCTGATACTGATGATGTTAGATCAA